GAACAACAATCAACTGTCCGAGGAGGACAAAACTTAGCATATGACCAATAAAGACTGTTTGTATGATTGGTTGTTTCACTACAACCACTACACAAAAATGTGGGCAGCATTTAAAAGAGAAGATAGTAATGACTATTTTTCTGATGCTAATAATCCCAAACTAAAAGTTTATAAATCCACTGAAATAAAAACACTCATAGATATTCTTATTAAGTTTGAGTGTGATACTAAGCAGATTGATAAGATTAAAGATAACTAATGGATTACTTCATTAAAATACCTACTTACAATGCAGATACCAAACTCTGGTCTTACACCATTTACAATACGAGAGAAGAATTTGTTGAATACCTCAAGTCCATTTTCAAAGAACCTGGAAAATATGAATTTGATGAGACCAGCTTCTTATTTAACGAACAAGCTAGAGCCTTTAACAAGAACAGATTTTACTGTGCAGCCCCTGTTAGATCGAAAGACTTTATTCATTACTGGGATACAGAGAAGGAGAAATGTAGGATGGGGGTCATCTTCTTATCTAAAGGGAAGAGCTGGTACCTTAGTAGAGACTATTATATGTGGCTTAACTTCCTTCCAATCTACAATAAAGAGATTGCTAGGTTTGGATTCCCAGATGTAAGAGATGCTCAGTATCATATGGCCTTGTATGAAGACCTTGCAAAGTATTCATATAAGCATGTAGCTATTCTAAAGAAAAGACAGATTGCTTCTTCTTACTACCACGCAGCCAAGATGATTAATGGCTTCTGGTTTGAAGAAGGATGGGTTAATAAAATAGCTGCATCATTAAAAGACTATATTAATGAAAAAGGTACATGGAGATTCTTAGATGAATACAGAAACTTCTTGAATACTCACACTGCATGGTATAGACCATCACAACCTGATAAGACTTTCAACTGGGAACAGAAGATTGAGATTAGTCAGGGTGGTAGAAAGAAAGATGTGGGGTTAAAGTCTGTAATGCTTGGAGTAACTTTAGAGAAGGATCCAACCAATGGTGTTGGAGGTCCTTGCTCTTTCTTCTTTCACGAAGAGGCAGGTATTGCTCCAAGAATGAATGAAACACTAGAGTATTTATTACCAGCTTTGAAATCTGGTATGATCTACACAGGTATGTTTGCTGTTGCAGGATCAGTGGGTGACTTGGATCAGTGTGAACCACTGAGAGATGTCATATATAACCCTGATTCTAAGGATGTGTTAGGAGTGGAAACCAACCTAATGGATGATCAAAATCAGGTGGGTGTTTGTGGTTTATTCATACCTGAGCAATGGTCTATGCAACCATGTATTGATGAGTATGGTAACTCATTGGTGGAGAAAGCTTTAGAGATGATTTTTGAAGAAAGAAAGATTTGGAAGAAAACTCTAAAAGCTAATGATTATCAACTAAGGATATCTCAGAAACCAACTAACATACAAGAAGCATTTGCTACAAGGAGTGCATCTGTGTGGCCTTTACATTTAGTGACTCAACAGATAAGAAGGATAGAAGATAAAGAATATTACTGTGAGTCTGTAGAATTAGAATATGATGCTCAAGGTAATATAGAATCTAAACCTACTAAGAGATTACCTATATCAGAGTTTCCTATATCACCTAGAACAGAAAATAAAGAAGGTGCAATTCTTATATGGGAAAAGCCTATAAAAGATGCACCATTTGGTACATATTATGCATCAGTCGATCCTGTAGGTGAGGGTAAGACAACCACATCTGATTCATTGTGTAGTATATTTGTATATAAAAGTCCTATACAAATAACAAAAAAGAAACTAGATGGTAGTGTAGAGAATGCAATTGAGGGAGATAAGATAGTAGCATCTTGGTGCGGTAGATATGATGATCTCACTAAAACACATGAGACATTAGAGAAGTTAATTACATATTATGGGGCATGGACAGTAGTGGAAAATAATATATCATTGTTTATTCAACATATGATACATAAGAAGAAACAGAAATACTTAGTACCTAAATCACAGATCTTATTCTTAAAAGATTTGGGTTCTAATAATAACGTGTTTCAGGAGTATGGTTGGAAGAACACAGGGACATTATTTAAGACACATCTTATATCTTATGGTGTACAATTCTTAACAGAAGAGATAGATCATGAGACAAAAGAGAATGGAGAGATTGTAAAAACTACTTATGGTGTTGAGAGAATTCCAGATCCTATGCTATTAAAAGAAATGCAGCAGTATAGAGATGGATTAAACGTGGATAGATTAGTTGCATTCTGTGCATTAGTATCATTTGCAAGGGTGCAGCAAGCCAATAGAGGAATGCCTCATAAGGTTGAAACTGAAACAAATCCTAGAAATAATTCGCAAAAGTCACCAAATTTCACTAAATTAGATAGAAACCCCTTTCGTAATATTGGAAGATCTGTTCCACGTGGAACAACCAAATTTGTAAAACAAGCATTTAGAAATATAAAATAATTAAGATATGGCATTAGTTATAAACGCAATGCAAGCTAAGGCTGGTGTGAAAGCTGATCACACTAGAATGGGCACATTAACTCAGCCAATACAATTCTTACCTTATACACAAAAAGATGGTGAGTGGGGTGCATGGAATATGGATTGGTTTGAGATGGAAGGTCTTAGACAAATTAGAAGAAATGCTCGCAAACTTTTAAAAAACTACAAGCTTGCAAATGGTATTATAGATAGAACAGATTACATAGTAGAAGAAGATAATCAATATGGAGATCTTATAGAAACTCTAACACGAGAAGATGCTTCTGCTTTAGAACTTAAATTCTATCCTATTATTCCTAATGTAGTAAATGTAATGTTAGGGGAGTTTGCAAAACGTACAGATAAAGTTCAATACCTCAGCACTGATGCATTTAGCTATAATGAAATGCTAGAGGAAAAAAGGGCTATGATTGAAGATAGTCTTGTTAAAGAAGCTGAGATGAAACTTGCAATGTCTATGTTAGAGCAAGGAGCAGATCCAGAGTCAGATGAATTTAAACAAGCATTATCTCCACAGAATATTAAGTCTCTCCCTGATATTGAACAATTTTTTAAGAAGGATTATAGATCTTTAGTGGAGCAGTGGGCCAATCATCAGCATGAAGCTGACACTGAAAGATTTAAAATGAAAGAACTTGAAATTAGAGGATTTAGAGATATGCTTGTGGGAGATAGAGAGTTCTGGCATTTTAGAATGGATGAAGATGACTATGAAGTAGAATTATGGAACCCAGTTCTTACATTCTATCATAAGTCTCCAGATATTAGATACATTTCTCAAGGAAACTTTGTAGGCAAAATAGAACTTCACACTGTATCTGACATCCTTGACAGATATGGATATTTAATGAACGATGAACAACTTAGATCTCTTGAAAGCATTTACCCTAAGAAAGCTGCAGGATACCCTATTCAAGGTTATCAAAATGATGGTACTTTTTATGATGGCACCCGTTCTCATCAGTGGAATGTTAGTTCTCCTAGTCTTGGCTTTAGGCAGTTTACTAGTGTTAATGATTACTTCTTGGCTGCTGGTGATGATATTATTACTCGCATTCTCAATGAAAGTGAAGACTTACAAGACTTTGGAACATACCAACTCCTCAGAGTAACTACTGTGTATTGGAAGTCTCAAAGAATGGTGGGACATCTAACTAGAATAGATCCTGAGACAGGGATGAAAATACATGAAGTAGTAACAGAAGATTATCAAATTACTGTTCCTCCACAGTACAATACATCTGTTATGAAAGTAAAAGATGACACTACTTTAATACAAGGAGAACACATTAAATGGATTTGGATTAATCAAGTATGGGGTGGATTAAAAGTTGGTCCTAACAGACCATCTTTCTATGGTAATGCTGACTACATGGGTATCCAACCTATCTATTTAAACATAGGACCAATGAAGTTTCAATTCAAAGGAGACTTTACTTTATATGGTTGCAAGCTTCCTGTAGAAGGATCAGTGTTTACAGATCGTAACTCTAGATCTGTATCTATGGTGGATAAAATGAAAGCATTCCAAATTGGTTATAACTTAGTTAATAATCAGATTGCTGATATCTTAGTAGATGAATTAGGTACAGTTATTATGTTAGATCACAATGCTTTACCTAAGCACTCAGCAGGTGAAGACTGGGGTAAAAACAACTATGCTAAAGCATATGTTGCTATGAAAGATTTCCAAATCTTACCATTAGATACTAGCATTACTAATACAGAGAATCCATTAGGATTTAATCATTACCAAGTATTAAACCTTGAACAAACTCAAAGAATGATGTCAAGGATTCAACTTGCTAATTACTTTAAACAACAAGCTTATGAAGTGATTGGGATTACTCCTCAGCGTATGGGGCAGATTAATTCTCAAGAAACTGCAACAGGTACAGAGCAAGCAATGAATGCAAGTTACTCACAAACAGAGATGTACTTTGTACAACACTCTGAGCATTTAATGCCTAGAGTACATCAGATGAGAACAGACTTGGCCCAGTATTATCATTCTAATAGACCATCTGTAAGATTATCTTATATGACATCTAAAGATGAGAAAGTTAATTTTCAAATTAATGGTACTGAGTTATTATCTAGAGAGTTAAATGTATTTGTATCCACTAAGGTTAATCACAAACAAGTGATGGAGCAAATCAAACAAATGGCTATACAGAACAATACAGCTGGTGCTAGTATCTATGATCTTGCTTCAATTGTTAAAGCAGATTCAATGGCGGAGGTTACACATGCTATGAAAACTATTGAGGAGAAAACAAATGCTCAGCGTCAAGAGCAAATGCAGCATGAGCAACAAATGCAACAGCAACAACTTGAAGCTCAGCAAGCTGCACAAGAAGCTCAACAGAAATTTGAAGCTGAACAGAAAATGTTGGATAGACAAACTCAAATTGATGTTGCTGAGATTAAAGGAGCTGGTTATCAGACAGGTGATGTTAATGCAAATGAGCAAAGTGATTACTTAGACTCTCTACAATACTTAGATAAGAAAAGACAGGCTGATGAAGAAATGAATTTAAGACGCGAGCAAGAAGTCAATAAGAATAATAGAGAAGCTCAGCACATTAGTTTAAAACAACAAGAGTTACAAACAAGAAAAGAAATTGCTGAAAAACAACTACAAGTTGCTAAAACTAACAAGAATAAATACGATTCAAAAAGTAAAAAATAAACTTAGTGATATAATGCAATGATTTTAAAATTAAATTTTGGCTGATAACCTTTTAAAGTTTAAAATTGCATATATTAATAATAAGGAACAACCCTAAAACCAACAACATATGAGTTCCCAAGAAAACAATACCCCAGATTTAAACCTGGATGAGTTCTTACCAATGCCAGGTGCTGATGATATTCTAACAGCACCAGAGTCTGCAAAAACAACAGTGTTCTCTAAACCTAAAGATTTAGATACCACTTTCTTAGAAACAAAGGCTGCTATTGCTGCTGATGCTGGAGAAAAAGAAGAACCTAAGATAAATGTAGAAGCTGCTAAAGAAGCTTTAACACAAATCTTAGATAATGATCTTTTAGATGAGGATACAAAGAGTAGTCCAGGTAGACCAAAGGTTGACAAGTCAGGCTTAGTAGATACATTCTCTAAGCTAATTGAAGAAGGTATGATTGTACCTTTTGATGATGAGAAACCATTAGATGAATACTCTACAAAAGATTGGAAGGAATTACTCCAAGCCAATTTTGAGGAGAGAGAAAATAAAGTAAAGCAGCAAGTGCCTGCATCGTTCTTTAATAGTTTACCTGATGAACTGAAAGCTGCATATAAGTATATTTCAGATGGTGGTGAAGATTTAAAAGGATTATTTAGAGCTCTTTCTCATGTAGAGGAAGTGAGACAATTAGATCCTCGTGATGAGCAAGATCAAGAACAAATTGCTCGTCAATATCTTAGAGCTACTCAGTTTGGTTCTGAAGAAGAGATTGATGAAGAGATTGAAACTTGGAAAGATCTTGGCAACTTAGGAAAGAAGGCTAATCAATTTAAGCCTAAATTAGATAAGATGCAAGAGCAAGTGATTAATTATCAATTGCAACAACAAGAACAATTCAAAGTGCAACAGGAAGAAGCTGCAAATCAATACATTGATAATGTCT